CAAGGATATTAATTTGAAAAACCTGCGTAGATTGAGATGAAGTCCACTGATTGAATATGGATTGACCAGCAGTAACTGATCTGAACTCAGCCATAAGAGATAGCATCAATCTATCACTGTTATTGCTCACAAAAGTGTCTTCTAGCCACCGTGCTGTAGAGCTGAAATAAAAATCAATAGCTGGTATAGAGCTATCTGTTGTTGTAATCAAGTTTCCAGACGCATCAACAATGTAAGGCCTTGATGTTGCACTAGACTGCTCCATGTGGTTTGAGTTTCCACTCTGGTCCCACCATTTTGAGACTCGACCATAGTTGCTTCCACAGTGCGTAGCAAGAGCTGAAGTATCTAATCCTCCAGCCGCCGTAAATCCAATGTCTGCTGTTGCTCCTGATGAGTTCTCTACAGTAATTGCATAGGTGGCAGTAGAAGACAACTGCCTTAATGAATAAGCACAAACTGAGCCAGCATGATCATCTAAAAAGTAAGAGGGGACTATCCCTTTCACCTTCGCCACCCCAGACTTTGTTACACCAGAAATCTTACTGATAGAGCTGTAAGTAACTCCAGAAAGCTTGCTTATGCTCATGACAACTCAATCCAGTCTTTTGATGGATCAAAGTAAATCTCTCTGTTGCCTCCGTCCGTGCAGTATCCAACAATTCTAACAATGTCTGCGCTTCCAGTGGGTGCAGTTTTCGTGATACCGCCCGCTGTGGTGGAAACATACAACACGTCACCAGTTGTAAATCCTGCAAAGGATGAATGTCTAGCCAATCCTTTCACCATGAATCTTGCGCTGTCATCAACGATGGCCAAAGCGATCATGCCTGTAGCTGAAGCTGCTGCGTCTGCGTCAGCCTCTTCCCACTGTTGCGACGAGTCTAAATAGTACAGCTTACCCTGCTCAATACTACCGTCAACACCAGAAGGTCCACTTCCAAACACCACCGTGTCTCCATAAAATTGTCCACTTCCTGTTGGCGAAACTATTCGTCTCTGACCTGTAATTGTCAGGGTGTTGCCATCAAATGCTAGATTGCTTTCAGCAGTTATTGCCGCAGTACCATTCCCAGTAAGTAGGGCGTTTCCCGTCAAAGTTGTAGCCCCTGTACCACCTTTACTTACAGGTACAGTATCAGACAAAGTAGAACCTGCCGCAGTGACAGTGATTGCAGCCGTGCCGTCAAAGTCAACGCCATTGATTGCTCTAGCTGTAGCCAAGGCTGTAGCGGTAGCTGCATTGCCAGTAGTGCTTTGATTGAGTGTGGGGACGTTGTTCGCATGGATCGTACCAGCGCCATCAGAAGTAAGGTCTACAGGTATCGCGTCAACAACCAAATCAATGGTGCCGTCACTGTCCTCATATGTTGCAGAAATCCTAGTTTCAGTGTTGCCAGTAAACATGGCCCCAACAATGTCTTGCACCTCCTCAGTGCTAAGCTGAGTGTTGGCGGTCATGTCATCTACAACAAAGTCAATCGTACCGTCACTATCTTCATAAGTGACTGAGATGCGGGTCTCTGTATTGCCAGTAAGCATGGCCCCCACAATATCTTGAACTTGTTCTGTGGTAAGCTGCGTGTCAGCGGTCATGTCATCAACCACCAGATCAATAGTGCCGTCAGAGTCCTCGTATGTAGCAGATATGCGTGTTTCTGTATTGCCAGTAAACATGGCACCCACGATATCCTGAACCTGCTCAGAGGTCAAGACTGTATCAGTATCTGTTACGGTATTGGTGAATGTAATCTTATCACCAGATCTAGCGATAGAAAGCCCAGTACCTGCCTCCAGAACTACATCATCCGTTGTCCCATCATTGTCTGTAAGTCTAATCTTCTCCTCATCACTGTTGTCACCGTCAACACATGATATAGTGTAAGACTTTCCATCAGCCCCAGCTGGACCTGTAGCACCTGTAGGACCCTGGGCGCCCGTGGCACCAGTATCCCCCTTTGGACCTTTCTCGCTAACAGTAACAGATATGGCCGCAGCCTCAGTTACAGATACGGAAGACTCTTGTGTCGTAAATGAAAGCTGCGTAGTTCCATCTACGCTAACACTAACTTGGTTAGCCGCCGTTGTGCTTACAGATACAGACATTAGAATACATCAGTTACCTGTGAATTGATTACAAAAGAACCTCTCAACACTCCTTTGTGAGTATCGAGCCCAGTAGAGCTTGGCTTAACGTACTTAAGATCATACACATATGATCCAGGTGAAATCAAGCTCATGGTTTCTGCAGACGCCTCAATGGTTACGTTACCACTGTTATCTAAGGTTGGCGCTTCAAATGTTCTAACATCTGTATCTCGACCCTTTGCAATACTTGGTGTTTGAAGGACGACATTTTCTATTTGTCTCCCAGCTCTTTTATCTCCAACGCGAGTGATTGACTTGACCTGCATGTAAAAAACATATTCGTCAGTCACAAGGGTGAGGCCTGTGCCACTAGAATCCTTGAGATTCACTGTCATAGAAAAGGTGTCACCTTCTCTACAAACGATGTTCAGCTCCTCTGTTGTATCAAAATTTGCTGTTTCAGCCATCAGTCCTCAAATATTTTATCTACCAATCCTTTTGTCTCCTTTACAACTTCTTCCCTCTTGCCTTGCCTTTGAGATATAAGCTTGCTCTGATCCGCCGTTTGAGCTTCCAAGCGCTCATCCTTTCTATCCTCTTTGAGAACTTCAAGCTTCTCTCTAAATGCTTGATCTTCTTCTCTAAATCCAAGAGTAGCTTTGGCTTTGATCATTTCAATCTCTCGCCTAAACTTATGCCTCATTGTCTCAAGCTGAGATTCCATCTCATTCTTCAGCTTCATCTTTTCCATATCAAGCTGAGCTTCCACTTGAGCTTCTTGAATCTTGAGCTGAGACGCAGCTTGAGCTGCCTGAAGAGCTTCTTGTTTTTGGCGTTGAGAGTTTTGATCTGCTATAGCAGACACGCGCTGCATCCTTTTCTTTCTTTTGACAATAAGAAGTCTTTCAGCTTGATTCACATCTTTCAGCCCTCGAACAGCAATCGCATCTTCCAGATCAAGTTCTTTTTGCTGAAGGGCCATCTGAATGTTCTGCTCTAAATAAGCCTTGTCTTTGTCCTCCATGTCTTTTGTGACAAGAACTCCAAAGTTGTACATAGGCAGTTCTGAGAATGATGACAAGGCATCCATGTTCTCATTGCCAAGGGCTCTTTTGTAGGCCCCATAAATCACAGACTCTTCTGGCAAGATCTGAATGCACTTGATAATATCCTGACAAACCTTTTTGAAGAGAATCAAAGAAGCATTTGTGATGTCGTATGTGGCATTGTTGCTTGCTTGAATAGCTTGTTGCTGGACACCCACAAGGGCATCGCCCTTAGGCGTTGAAGCATCCACAGCCTCATTGACACCAGTGGTATCACGGATCATTCTCAGATAGTGATTGTACAAACCAATCAGCTCATTGATGTTCCTAATGCTATTGCCAATCTCTCGAACAGGTGGGTTCTGGAATCCGCCTTCTGGGTTCTTGCTCCTGTAGTAGAACACACCAGTCTGTTCGTAAATGTCGTGAAGGTCAAGAGGCTGAAGCTCTCCCCCCTTGCCAAGCTGTACATTCTCCAGTCCTTCAATATCAATCACCAATCCATCTGGCTTTGCCTTTGCAATCGCCTGTTGTATTTTGAGGTGAGTAAGTTGAAGCATGTCAGCAAACCCTGTGCAGCTGTCCACCATGGACTTAGGCATCATGTCTTTCAGGTTGACTGCAGAAACTGAATAAGACAAGGTGGCTTGTGAAAGGTCGTGAATGTTCTTAGGGATGTTTTTCTTTTTGCCATACCCAAACAACATTCCACAATCAACAATGTAGCTCCCTTCGTAAACAACCTTGATGTCCATGCATTGTGGCCGTCTTTCATAGACAGAACCCTTGGGCGGCTTATAGCTAAATCCCTTGTAGAAGAAATTAAAATTGCCGTAGCGATTCTCTTTCTCCTCAAAGTGCATTGTCTCAACGGTCAGGAACTCAAAATCCAAAACATTTACAGTGTACTCGTCGTACCCATATGTCATGGTGTTCAGGTCCTGGTCGTATTTTTTTGTGCTGTACTTACCGGCATTGTTGCCGTTTGTACCCTTGACCTTGTTTGCAATTTTGCTAAGGTCCTCTTCAGAAAGCTCGTCCCCTGCAAGCCTACGCAATTCAGCAATAGAAATCTTCTTGATATGACCCGCGTAAGTTAGATCATTAAAACCTGGGTCTTCTGTGTAGCTATGAATAAACAGAGACGGATCAACATACTCTGTTTTGATCCCAGTGTTTGGGTCATTTGACCTTTTAACAACTGCGATTCCTAAAGCCACCAGATCATTTACAGATCTTCTGAAGATAGAATCTTCAAATTGATTCCACTCCAAAGTAAGATTTGTTGCAATCTGAGCAGATATCTCTCCTCCTGTCTTGATGTTATCTCCATACAGGATATCAATTTCTTCAGCTGAATCAGGAAGGGATGCAGGGTCTTCGCCAAGTGATTGTCCAGTCTTCTCTTTGAATTGCATCAACAACTCCTTGTTGGCAACTTGAGACTTTAGAAATCTTTTGTTCTTGTTCTTTTGAGATGTAGACAGAGGGTCAACAGCCTCCAGGTTAGGGTACATCTTCTTTGCAAGAATCTTGTTTGCTACAATGCGAACAAACTTAGGCAGAATAGGTACTGGAGTGTAGTCAAGATTCATCAAGCTGCCATCGCCTCCATTTGGATCGAGGCTGTTAAGAAGCTGCTTGTAAATATTTGTGTCCTGAGTGCCAAGAGCATATTCTCTGCTTCTGGCAAATATTCTATTTCTTTTCCCTACAAGACTCCCAACATCCGTCATCCTTCCCCACTGTGAATCAATAGCTTTTGCATATTGAATACCGTAAGCTTTTGATGCTTTTTCTTCTGGGGAGGCAAGAGGATTTGGGAACCCTTTACTCGTACCTTTTGTGTCCTGCATTAGATAGGGATTCCATTTTACCTTTTGCAAATATAAGTAATCAACGAGTTACGTTATATCTGCGGAAAAATCTCTTCTCTTCGAAGTTAGATTTGGGTTTTGTTTTTTCTTTTTGGGCAGCCAACAAGCACAAACCAGAGCTTATGCTAAGGTCGTACTTGGTTCGATTGTCAATCTTAAATCCAATCCAATCTTCCAGGGTTCTATTGAAATACATTTTCCCATATTCACCACTATCATGATTTATTCCTACATGATCATGTATGTATGCCTCTATAGCCTGGGCATGGGCGTGAATAACATCCTGTGAGTTGGAGGGGATTCCTTTTGTCTTTACTCTTTGGGCGCCAGCACTGTTTGATAAATGCCTAGGCCTATCCAATAAGTATCCATCGTAACCCCTTGATTCAAAGTATCTTGCGATACCGTACTTATTGTTTTCAATTAACAGCGGATACCCATAGAACACAGAAGCCATGAGGCAGTCCTCATAGAAGATTTTAGCCAAGGGTGGGCGTGAGGCATACTCTAGAACAAACATGTTTGACGGATGGTGCATGTTGAACTTGTTGAACATGTGCATTGCACCCTTAGATCCTCTACCGTCTACTGTTGCATCAAGGTCATAAGAGTCAACACCGCCAACACCTATGTTCGCGTTTGGTGCAACTCGTTTGTTTCTGTCAACTTTTTTTTGATTTCGCATCTCTGGAGGCGGCATCCACGCAATATGAAATCTACCATTGGGGTCAGGCTTGAACGCGACTTCTGTGTCTTGCTCTCCATTCTTCCAATAGAAGTTTCCTACCACCACTGGATTTGGAAACAGCTCATCATTGTATTGCACCTGCTCATAAATCTTGGTGATGTTAAACAGGGTGCTTTGGACGCTGTCTCTAAATGCTTCGTCTGTAGTAAAGGGGAACTGTCTGATAACCTCATTCAGTTCTGAAGGATCTTCCAAAAGCCCTTGCCTTTCGTTTTTTAGGTAAGACTTTGAGCCAGTATAGATTTCTTCCCCATCAATCCCCTCAACGGGAGAATCAGGGTCGTTAACTACAGGCTCCCCATACAAATCAAAAAATCCCTCTAGTGATTCAAAAGC